AGTGAAAATTTTGTGCAAAATGCCTATTGACAAATTATGCAACACTGTGTTATAATGAAATTTCGCGGCGCCTCGACCAAAAACGCCGCGCCATCGAAAATTTGTCAAGCGTTTTAGGTAAAAAAAATGAGACGCCCTGCGGGTTCAGGCGTCTCTCGGTCGCATTGTTGGCGCCCAACTCAATCCCGCGACCTTTGGCGCCCCACCTATCGTGGCATTTTTCTAAGTATTTAATTGGGTGGGCTTCTCATGAAAGATACCTCTTTTCTTTTGTATTGGGCTTTCCCTTGTTTCGCTCAACTCTGACAGAGCCTTTGTCGTGTCCTAGTCAAGTACTTCCCTTGGAGACTTCCCCTTTCTGTTATTATAATAGCATACCGATTAGCTATTGTCAACTATTTTTTTGGAAACACTTACTCTTTTTTGTCAAGCCCTTTGAGGAATTATTCCTCAAAGGTTTCGTCGCCAAACATCTCGACGAGTTCAAAAAACTCGTCGGCGTCACGACACTCAAAAGGCGTGCCGTTGATTTCGCAACAAAGCTCGCCCGCCGCCCAAAAGAGGATGGAGTTACCCTCTTGTGCGATAACGATGTAGTTAGCCTTGATAAACTCAATGTGTGTCATACTGATTACCTCTCTTTCATGGTCTAATAATAACACAAAGCAACCACAAAAGCAATAGGTAATGTTGCACAAATTTCGGGATCTATCAACCTAAATTTTTGGTGCTTTTGCCTATTGACAAAATTGGCTGAGGTATGGTATAATGAAAAAACGCGCCGGCACGGCAAGTGAACGGCGCGTCCAAGGTCAGTGGCTTACCACCACTGACCCGTAGATTCAAGGCTTTCCCGCATACATTCGCAAATGTCATCGTCCTCTTCATCTTCATCCCCGAAGATTTCAGCCTGGCAATGAGGGCACATTCCACTGATAATCTGCTCGCGCTCGGTTGCGGTCAAGTAAGGAAATGCGCTCTGCGCAAGTTCTCCGCACTGATAGCTGAGGTAGTCCTCGCAGTCAACCTGAACAGAATGTTCTCCGCCACAAAAGGGGCAAACAAGGATAATGTTAGTATCTCTTTCCATAATTCTTACCTCTCTTTCTCTTTCTATAATTATAATACTACATTAAGAGTTTTTTGTCAACAGTTTTTTTACTTCTTTTTCAAAAAATTTTTTAAAGCACGTTTCCGCATTTTTGTTAAGTTCTTTTTTCTGATTTTCTTTTGATTGATTCTCTTGATGCAGATCCTTTGTTAAACTATTAACAGATTCTATTTTCATCCTTGCACCTCATACAAGAGGTGCGAGAATGTCCTCGATGTGCTTGATGTCCTCGGTTCTTGCCTTGATGGTGATTTTGGAATAATCCATCTCGATGAATTCGCGCTCGGTGAAGCAAGGAAAATCATTCTCAATTCTTTCCATAGCGTCATTGAGTTCGTCAGTATTCTCGATGTAATAAATCTTCTCTTCCATAGTGTGTACCTCTCTTTACTGTATTTATAATATCACAGTTTGCTTTTGTTGTCAACAACTTTTTGCAAGTTCTCTCTTACACTTGCCACGAAAGCTGTGGTTCATGTTCTTGCGAGTGCGGAGAACCTCTCCATACTGTGCGAAACTCTTGATAATCTTCTTCTTGATGTTCCTCATGATGTGTGCCTCTCTCTCTTAACTCTGTACTTATAATATCACATAATGCCTTTGCTGTCAAACTATTTTGCACGAAATGTTGCACAAATTTTGGGAGTTTTTAGGTATCATTTTTGTATAAATTGCCTATTGACAAATTTGGTTGATCCATGTTATAATAAAAGAACGCGCGCGCACGACCAAGCGCGCGCCTGGCAAAAGGAAGAGCTTTTTACGCTCTTCCTCGCAATAGTTCTGTCATCAGTCAATGTCAAGAAGAAACTTGAACTCGTTGACCTTATCGATGAACACTTCCCAAGAAGGTGCCTTACCATGGTCTTTGACATACTTATCATACCATTCATCAACAAGTCTCTGTAATGTGTTCTTCATAATCTATTCCTCTCTTCTTTCACTGTTGTTGTTAGGTGTTATCCTTAACTCTGTAATTATAATAACATAGCAATAGAAAAGAGTCAATAGATTTTTTATAAAAAATTGCACAAATTTTTTGACCCGAATTTGTGCAAGATCAACAATAGAAAAAGTAGCAAAAATTGAGGAGTCTTTAACGCTTTAGTGCGGTGAAGCATGTCTATTCGGGATTGAGGCATTGTGCAGATCCATCAAGATTTGGCGTATAAAATTGCGCAACATGCACAATGCCTGAAAGACGCGGCTCCACGACCATCAACGCCGCAAGCAAAAGTAGTTAGCAATGATTTATAATCTATAAAGATTTGTATTAATCAATTAATAATTTTTTAATCATTTATTTATTTTATTTATCTTGTTTATTCTATCTTTTGTTATAATGATTGTATGTGATTAGCTTTAACAATTGTTGTTGTACTATGACAAAGCTTGATGATAAGTGTTTGTTGGGGCTGACCATCCTACTTATTTGTTAGGGGTATGCTTTATCTAGGTGACTCCTCAGTATAAAAAACCCCCGGGTATATTTCGGGATTTTTCTTGGCTGAATAGAGAAAGTGGTTTTTGCTCCTCTACTCCCACACCAAAAATTTTTTAGAATTTCTCGTATCCGCACCAAAAATTTTTTAAATTTAGGAAATACGATTTTTATTCCGAAAACCGCATCTCCGCACAATATTATGCACGTGTGCCTAATTTTTCCCGTCTTCGTCCTTGACTTTTCAGAAAATTTTTGGTATAATTATTATAAAGATAAAGAAAGGAGACTTTATATGGAGATTCAAGAACATATTAAAATGGATTATGATCTCCCAACCGCCGAAGAAAGAGTAAAAAAAGTAGAAGAAATAATTGCAAACACGCCACCTGAGAAGTTAACATCTTATTACTTAGAGAAGATGGCTGAATATGTTACAGAGCCTATAACAAAAGAAGAGAAAAAAGAAAAATTAATTATAACTAAAAATCATATGAAAAACGTTCGGTCAAGGGAGACTTCATTCGAAGGCCTTGTCGGCAAATTAGAAAATGGCGAAGATGGTATCTATAACATGATCGCCAACGATAAAAACATTATATTCAATAAAAAGAAACCTATCTCAGATCAAGAATACGAACAATTCCCCTTATTAAAAGAATACAAAGAATCAATTACTAAATTAGAAGAAAAGCTTAAAACAACACGCGGAAAGGCTGCTTTCCTCATCAAGAAACAAATCATAGAAATGTATCAATCTCTCTATGAAATGAAGAAATCTTTCAATCCGCCAATTTACAGTAACAACCCTGCGGTGAAGAGTATCGCGAAGTTTGACCTCTCAGACTACATTACTATCGGCGAAGACGGACTTCCGCACAATAGAGGTTACATTGATTTCTTCAATGAAGAGCATGTGTCTCTTTTGTTGTGCAATTATTCAAAATTAAAAGAAGAATGTTGGGAAAAAGTCCAAAGCGACCTCAAATGGATGATGGAAGATTTTGATGATCTCGTGGAGCGGGCTCTCAAAGAAAATTATCCGATGTATTATGACATTGTCGTTTATAAAATTGACGGTAAACAAAATGCGGAGATCCAGCAACTTCTTTTTGAAGACTATGCTATTAGACATTCAGTAGAATATATATCGTCATTATGGCGTAATAAAATTCCTAAAGTGATTGCGGAGACGGCGGTTAATGAGTACTTAGTCTGGTACTATACTAACGAAGCCAGAGGAAAATGGAAGCGTTGTTCTCGCTGTGGTCAAATCAAGTTAGTTCACAATAACTTCTTTTCAAAGAATAGTACAAGTAAGGACGGTTTTTATAGTATTTGCAAATGTTGCAGAAATAAGAAAACCGACCAAAAGAAGAAAATAGTAAAGGAGTGAGCTTATGCCACAAGGAATTTCGGTTGCGGAAAATGGTCAAGTCTATTGTTCCAAATGTCGAAAAACAATGGCGGCGACCAATTTTTACACTTATAAAGATGGTACAAAGTGTGAATTGTGTAAAAGTTGTTTAACTATGCACATCAACAACTTTGAACCTGAAACATACTTATGGCTCTTGGAAAAATTTGATGTTCCTTACATTCCTGCGGAGTGGAATATTTTAAGAGATCGAGCATATCAAAAAGATCCTTATAAAATGAATGGTATGTCGGTATTTGGTAAATACCTCTCAAAGATGAAACTCAAGCAGTTTAAAAATTTCGGATGGGCGGATACCGAAAGGCTACAAGCGGAAGCCGAAGAAAAAGCTAAGTTATATGGTAAGCAAGAAGTAATCAATGAAGAGAAGATGAAAGAAATGGAAGAGGCTTATCATAATGGAGAGATTACTGAGGCACAGTGGCTTACTTATCAGGAAGTAAATGCACCTCAACCTGAATTTGTAATGCAAGATGGTGCGGTGACCAGCCTTGGACCGAATGGGTCTGGACAAATGCCCGTTAATGATAGTCCTTTTGAAGCGGTTAGTCTTCCAGATGTAGGAAATGAATTAACAGAAGAAGATAAAATTTATCTTACTAACAAATGGGGTCAGTTATACTCTTGGGCAGATAGAGTATACCTTGAAGGTAAGTATCAAGATTTTATGAATTCTTTTGATATCCAAGGCGCGGCAAGAGAAGATACCTTAATTCAAATATGCAAACTTTCATTGAAAATGAATCAAGCACTTGATACGGGAGATATGGACTCTTACGCAAAACTTTATAAAGCATATGATACCTTGATGAAGAGTGCTAAATTCACAGAAGCACAGAGAAAAGAGGAAAAGTCTGGAGAATTTGATTCTGTCGGTCAAGTTGTATTTTATGCTGAAAAAGAAGGCGGTAAAATTCCTCGATACAATATAGATACCCCTCTTGATATTGTGGACCAGGCAATTGCCAGTCTTAAGAGATATAATCACGACTTAGTTGCTAATGACCCTACTCTTTCTCAAATGATTGAGAACTTCATTAAGAGACGTGAAAGTGCGGAAGCGCAGAAAAAAGACCTCCAAGAAGCTAAGGCACAGGGTAAAGATTATATCGAGATAGAAGATAGTGATTATTCAGAATTTAATAAACTTTTAGAAGAAAATAATGATGAAGAGGAGGAAGACACATGAGTTTACAGCAAGTGCTCGATGTATCTGCTTCTCGTTCTGTTGTAAAAGATGAAGTATCTGAAGAAAGAATAAAAGAAAATCTTGATGCTATAAGACTTTTAATAGCTTTCTTTAGAGAATATCCTGATATATTCGTAGATATTATTAAAGGTCCTGATTGTACCTTTAAATTCAGATTTACACAAAGAATCTTCTTACGCTGTATTATGCGACATCGTTATGTATACTGCGTATTTACGCGTGGTTTCAGTAAATCGTTTTTGGCGATTATGGCATTAATGCTTCGTGCTATCTTATTCCCTGGAAGTAAAGTATTCGTTACTACCGGCGGTAAGGAGCAAGCTGCATTGATTACCATATCCAAGGTTGAAGAAATCTGCAAGCTAATTCCCGCACTCTCGAATGAGATAAACTGGGAAAGAGGCGCATCGACTAAATCAAAAGATAATGTAAAATATAAATTTAAACATGGTTCTGAATTAGATATTTTGGCGGCAAGAGAAAGTACTAGAGGTCAGCGTCGTAATGGCGGAGTCATAGAAGAGGTAAGTAATATTGCCTTAATACATTCTTTTCCTGCTTATCGGCAGGGGTTACAGAAATGTAGCTAACGGGGAAGCCTAAGTTTAAAAAATATGGTAATCCCGTGGGAAAATTTGGACAAACTTTATTAGCGGAAGAACTTATACTAATTTACCCATTTATAAAAATGGAGAATGGACAAATTAGCCTGTATCGACTATCCCTTAGGTTGAAATGCTGGGGAGTAGGGTTGCTATTGATACGCAGCTAGGTTTTAGGAAACGAAGCCTATGAAAACCGAAAGAGATGTAATACTTTTAAAGTATTAAAATTTAGTCAGTGCTTATGGAAACATAAGAATTACATGAATATTAGTTGATGAAACTGCACTTAACGAAATTATTATTCCTACCACCAACGTAGACAGAAACCTTCCTGATGGAACAACAGATCCAGATGAAGTAGTTAACCAGTCTCAGATATATATTACATCTGCGGGTTGGAAAAATTCTTATGCTTACAATAGATTAATTGAAATATTGTTAAATTCAGTCTTATTCCCTGATCAGTATATGATTCTCGGTGGAGATTACCATCTTGCGATTCTCGAAGGTGCGGTTAAGGAAGACATGGTTGAAGAAATGAAAATGAATGGTACTTATGATGAATCTTCATTCGATCGTGAGTACGGAAGCGTATGGTCTGGTGACGCGGCTAATGCTTATTTCTCAAACGATGTTTTTGAGAAACATAGGGTATTATTACAGCCAGAATATGAATAATACCCTATGTTTC